GAGATCCCTCGAGAATACGATCAAGCGAATGTGGTGATGTAAATGGAAGACCGGCTGACTCGTGTGGAGCACAAAATAGATAGGCTTAGTGAGGCAATGATATCACTGGCCAGAGCTGAGGAGCAGATTTCTACAGTGTTTAAGCGTCAATCGGCTATTGATGACAAAATCACCACGATAGAATCAAAGATAGACAAAATGGCACTTGATGCAGTCAGTGGCCGGTTCGCTGAACGCCTTTTCTGGATTGTTGTGGTTGCCGGGATCACGACATGGTTCAACACAATGGGGTAATCATGAAGTATCTACTGCTCGTACCTGTTCTATTCTTAGCTAACTGCTCATCATTGGATGTTGTATCTAATGCGGTTCAGAAGTATTGCGACCTGCCAGAAACGCAGCGTCTAGCTAATCGTGAGGCTGTAGCAACCTCTGTGGCTCCTAACCGTATTGAGATCACCTGTGAACAAGAGACTGATCAAGAAGGCAGCTAGGTACGCTCTCAAGGCCTACGACGAGGATATTGACGGCGCTCTGAAGATAGAGAGTTCTGGAACCTCAACTACGGCTTATATCATTGAGCATTCCAGACACCAATATGTAGTGTTTCGTGGGACTCAGCAGGCACGAGATTGGATCTTTAACCTGACGGCATTCCCCTGGCGATACAGCGGCAGATGGGTGCATGGCGGGTTCATGATGGCTCACAGATCGGTCTGGAAAGAGATCTCATCTAAGCTTGATCCCAAGAAAGAGATTATCTTTGTAGGTCACTCTCTAGGCGGTGCCCTAGCAGAGCTATCAGCTCACTGCTGCCGATTCTTCCCTAACGTCAGGCTGATAACCTTTGGAAAGCCAAACGTGTTTGTGCGGCCATCTAAGGCCAAGATGAGGGACCTCAAGTCTCAGGTATCATTCGTCTGCGGCTCAGACATGGTAGCTCGAATCCCGGCTGTAGGTTTCTGTCCTGATGCCGGTCAGACTATGGTCTACTTTGACAACTGGGGTAAGACCTGGATAAACCCTCCCGAGAAGTACGTTCGCAGAGATAGAGGTATAGGTGATGCGATCAGCGATCACGACATGGCGGGCTATTACAATCTCACTACTATTTTCTGCGACAGCTAGCTGCGCCATCACAGAGAACCTTAAAGACGGATACGACCCAGGAGACATCACTAGGGGCGTTGTGAGCGATTTTAAGATCTACTGTAGCAAACCTGTGTCATACTTCAGGAAAGCCGCCAGAACGGCTCTAACGCTCTCTACTGGCATTATCCTCCCTGACCCATGCGTGGTGACACTATGACCGACAACGTCGTTCAACTTAATACTACCGACAAGCAAGAAGTGCTAGCCAACAGAATGTACGTCGGTCTCCACGAGCTGATTGCAGAGCTGCTAGAGGACGGCATGTCAATCTACGCTGTGATCGGTGTGCTGCACTCAGCAGGCCAGATGCTATCCCACGAGATTAATTACGCTTATGAAGACGACGAAGAATAGTCCATTAGTTAGCATGCTCATAAGGCATGAGGGGTGGATGGAGAAGCCATACCAGGACAACCTCGGTATTTGGACTATCGGAGTCGGCAGGAACCTCTCTAGGGGTCTCGCAGAGCACGAGATCATGTACCTGCTGCAATCAGATATAGCCACCTGCGAGGATGAGCTGTCACGCAATCTACCCTGGTTCGATGATCTGGACCCAGTACGCCGGGACTGCATGATCGATCTATGCTTCAACATGGGATACCCACGCCTATCCAAGTTCACCAAGGCTCTAGCTGCGATGTCTGAGGGCAATTGGGACCGCGCTGCCTACGAGTTTATGGACTCCCGGTGGAGTAAGCAGGTCAAAACAAGGGCTGTAGACATCTGCAACATGATCAAGACAGGCACCTATTCGTAATTATTATTGTTGACAGCTAGTCAATAAATCTATAGCATCGAGTCTCCAATAACAAAAGGAGATAGACATGCGACCATCTGCTGAAGAACTCAAAGCAATCCCATCTGCTCAAGCAATGTTTGACTACATTGGTGGCGGTGGCTTTGGTGATAACCCCTACGCTAAAGACTCTGCGGATTACTTGAAGTATCAGAGTGCTATGCACCGCTACTTCAATGAAGAGCTTCGTGACCTTCGTCAACAACTCAATGGAGAACCATCATGCCTGTAAATATCCACGGCAAGGAATATCACACCGTTGCTGAGCGCGTCCATGCGTTCCGTGAGGTAAGCCCAGACCTAACCATTGAGACAGAGATTGTCCGATGGGAGGGTGACGACGTGGTAGTTAAGGCGTCAATAAGTGATAACGGCAAGCTAATTGCTACTGGCTTAGCTCACGAGGTGCGTGGCTCTACCAACATCAATAAGACCTCACACGTCGAGAACTGCGAGACTAGTGCAATTGGGCGCTGTCTTGCGGCATTCGGGCTTGGTGGATCGGCTGAGTATGCAAGTGCGGACGAGGTTGCTAATGCTATCTCACAGCAACAAGAGAAAGATATTGAGGAATCGATCGCCTCGATGAGAACCCACTTCCAAAAGTCATTGATAGAGAACACTCAGACGATTCTTAAGTACGCTGAGTCTATTTTAGCTATCAAGGCAGGCATTGCTTTAAAGGACTACTCTACTGCTTCTGAGGAATGGTTTAGCCTCACAGATGAAGATAAGACGATCTTATGGAAAGCTCCTAGCAAGGGTGGTGTTTTTACAACCGAAGAGCGTGAGATCATGAAGTCCAAAGAGTTCCGAGAAGCCAACGGATCAGAATAACCTTTTTAACAACGTATGGAGTAACACATGGATTACGATAAAACCAACACAGGCGCTACCTTCAAGAACGATAAGAAAGTAGAGGATTGGCAGTACGATTTCACTGGTAGCTTAGATGTTGAGGGCACAGACTTTTTCTTAGACTCGAAGTGGTATCCACCAAGGGATGGCAAGAAAGGCTTTTTTCGTCACAAGGTAAAGCGCAAGCAGGCTACACAGAATGCAGCGCCTCAGCAAGCTACTCAGCCTGCTCAACCTGCCCCAGAGGATGATCCGTTCTCTGAAGACGTGCCGTGGTAGATCGCTATGTCAGTTAACTTTGGTGCAGCTCTAAGAGAGCTACAAGAAAAGAAAGGCGTGTCGTCATCTGAACTGGCGGCTCGTCTAGGAGTTCAGCGTCAGCGCGTTGACTACCTGCGAAATAAGCAAGACGTTCGGCTGATGACTGTAGTAGAGGTCAGTGAGGCTTTGGGCGTCAACTTCAACACGTTCGTAAAGGCTTGCAAGCAGTGAAGTCTTTTAAGGACGCAGAGCATGCAGTGAGGGATGCGGCGTGGTGCGCGATTGACCACGGCTATTCCTTCGCTGTTATCTATTCACCTTCTGGGTTCCAAGTTTGCGAGCTTAGCAAGGTCAAGAAGAAAGATAAGATAGCGGAGGTTGTTCATGATTTGGCCGAGACAATACGCTTCTCAGATCATCGCCCTTCCTACGAAGGAGGAGCGGAGAGCCGCGCTAGAGAAAGTGCCAGAAGAATGGAGGCCGCTCGTAAAATCACATGTGGAGATAGCTTATGATCGAAGAAGATCGAGAAGGATTCTTTTTAAAAATAGCTGAGGTATCAAAAAGGCATGCTCAGGCAGAGGCAGAGAAGTCTTATTTGATGGAGTACCGCAAAAGTCTTAAGAGCCTGCTAATGATTAAGGCAGAGAAAGAAGATGCTAAGATGCCAGTAGCAAAGCAGGAGCGGTACGCTTACAGTCACCCAGATTACCAAGAGCTATTGGATGGGCTTAAGGTAGCGGTAGAAAAGTCTGTGCGTTATCGGCATCAATTCACTGTCATGCAAATGGACTTTGAAGCATGGCGGTCTAAAAACGCTAGAGAGCGAGCAGAGGCATCAATCCGATGAGAGAAATTAACTTTTACAAAAAGCCGCACGATATAAAGACTCTGGAAAAAATGTACCCAGTGACCAAGCCGATATTTAGCGCAAAGCTTGTTGAGTCTAGGATGCACCTCATGGATGATAAAACGAGAGCCAGGGCAAAGCGCACCATTTACTGCTTACAAACAGGGGACTACTGGAATGTTCGAGTACAATTGTAAGGTTAGGAGGGTCATCGATGGAGACACCGTTGATATTGATATTGACCTTGGTTTTAGTCATTGGATTCACGGCGAGCGTATACGTCTTGATGGAATTGATACGCCCGAGTGCCGAACTACTGACCTGGACGAAAAATACTTCGGTAACCTCGCCAAGGAATATGTCCTCGAATGGGTTGAGCAGCACGGACCCGATTTCAGAGTCAAGACGACTTATAAGGATAAATACGGCAGATACCTGGGGCAGATTACCACCGCATCGGGCAGGGTCCTAAACGACGAGCTAGTAGAGAATCATCTAGCGGTTCCCTACGAAGGTCAGAGCAAGGAGGAGATCGAAGAGCTGCACATCGCAAACCGCAATATGCACATCAAGCAGAAATACGATCTTGATGCTGTCGTTGATAAGATAGCAAAGGAGCTGATCAATGAAGATCAACATTGAGATCGATGAGGAGCACGTTGAGGATGCTATAAAGAAGCTAGAGCTGCTAGAAAAGCTCTGGGTAGACATAATAGAACTGCGGGCCTTAACCGAAGAGATCTACGACATGGTGAAGGATCGTGCAGGGAAAAACTAGGCGCTGCGCTCTATGCAAAAAGAAGGTCTTGGTGTCCGATGCAGTAATCGGTGGCATCAAGGCCTTTTGCTGTTTTGAGCACCTAATAGAATTCACTAAGACTGCCCCGGCTAAGAAGATAGCCAGGAAGCAGATAGCGGCTCACCAGAAAGAGCAGAAAGAGAAACTCAAGACTGCCGGGGACTACATCAAAGAAGCGCAGGCAGCATTCAACGGATACATACGCATTAGGGACCTGAACAAGCCGTGTATAAGCTGTGGATGCTTACCTGGCGACATGGTTCGTGGTGGCACATTTGATGCCGGGCACTACCGAAGCCGAGGCAGCGCAGGGCACCTCAGATTTAATACTCTCAATTGCTTTGGGCAGTGCAAGAAATGCAACAGGTACTTATCTGGTAACGTGGTTGAGTACCGAAAGCGATTAATTACACATATCGGTGAAAACAGGGTAAATCGGCTAGAAAATGACGCAAGTATAGTCAGGTACACCATACCCTACCTTAAGCGCGTTAAGTCTGTTTTTGGCCGCAAAAAGCGCCTATACGAGAGGAAGTTTAGATGATTGATCTGTCAGTAGAGCTAATGGACTCTGATGAATTAAACGATTGGATAAAGGCAGCGATCTTAGACATGGATGGCAGCGACCAACGAGGCGTAGTGACTATGTCCCTAATGATCAACATGTTCCAATCCTTTATGGAGGAGAACCCAGAGATCGAGTCAGCGTTCGAGGACTATTGCACTCACAATACTGACGAAGAAACACTACATTAAAACCATTTTGTCAAGTGGTTGGAGGTTCCACGGAACTTTTTGCGGTTTCCGTGGAACTTTTCACAGACATAAAAAAAGCCCTGGCGTTTCACAACGTGAGGGCTTGTCAATAACTTGCAAAGGAGATAATATCAAAAATGTCGGTGGGTTGCTGAAGCCCTAAATCCCGACTTGGTAACACAGGGGAGAAGAAGTAGGAACCCGACAACGGATATTCTACACTAGATGTTGTGTTCTGCAACATCCTCTTTACCAAGTTTTGTGCCGACCGTGAGGTAAAGCCAGACGTACTCTAGGCTCATGGGTAGCTGACCCTGAAATTAGCCGCAGAAATGTGAGAGACAAGCGACCTAAAACTCCTGCGCTGA